ACCTGTTACTCTAACTGGAGTTATAGAGGCATCAGTATTACCTCTACCACCACCTCCAGCTCCTCCTGAATTAATATTATATCCCATTATTCTTTAGGTTGTTCTAATTGTTTTGGTTCTTCAACAGTTTTAGCTATTTCTTCAGTTAAATCTTGAAGTTGAGCCATTTCTTCTTCCGTTAGTAACCCACCATCTCCCGAATTTGCTGTACCTGTAGATAAACGTTGTACAATGGCTGCCATTTTCAATAATGCATCATCGTTTTTAACACTAATTTCTAGATATTCTTTTATTAAAGGAACGATTACTGTTGCGTCTCCTAATGATTGTACTAAGGGACGTAATTCTGCTATAAGTTGAGCTAATTGTTTAGCTTTTTTCTTTTGATTACCATGAATTTCCTTTAATAAATCACTAAAAGATTTATCGTCAAATAATATTTGGTTTAGTGGATCCATACTGTTTTATTATAAATATGGAAAAAAATCAGACTTTTACGTATCCTATTTCTGTATATTCGTTATAAAGTTTTCTATAAACTTTTTTAAGTATTTTAGTTACTTTAGTAATTACGGGAGTTTCTACACCTGTCATTTCTCTTATGTAAATATATAAAGCTTTTTTATTAAATATTTCTAAATTTTCTCTACGTTTAAATAATACATTTATGGCATCACATACTTTTCTATCATGTTCTTTTTTAAACATGGTAAACATATTTTTATCAATATATTCAGTAAAGTAATCTATAAAATCTTTTATTTCTTGTTTACGTTCATCTCTACCCAACTGACGTAATACTCCTTCATCTTCATCTGCTGCTAAAGGGTCTGCTTTTTGTTTTTTCTTTTTATAATTATTATTATTGTATAATATAAGATAATTTTTACCTACAATTGAAAAATAACTAAATGCTTTTGAGCCTTTTTCTGGTTTCCAATAATCTAATTTTTCTAAGAAAAAGCAGCATACTTCATGTTTTAAATCTTCTAAAGATTCTACTTCTGTATAATAAAATTTAAATGTATGTATTAAATTTTCTGCTAGTTTATAAAAAGCATAATGTATACGGTTTTTATATATAAAATTTCTTCTTTCTTGATTAGATGATTTTAGATATTCTTGTATAGCTAAATCAACATCAGCTGTAAAATATTGTTTTTTAGATGGTTTTCTACCTCTTTTTTTCTTAACTACTGGTTCCGGAGTAGGAGAACCGGTTGTAGCCGGTTCTTGTTTGGTTTTATTTGACATTTAAATTTATTTTAAAGTAAATTCATTAAGTGCTTCTTGTATTTTTTGTACTTCTTTAAAAAAGAATCCTATTTGATCATCTGCATAAAATACATTTTTATCATCTAATTGTTTTAGCCTTTGATCACAAGCATTTATAGCTTCACTTTGTTTTGAAATAAAATCTTCTAATTTTTCGTTTTTAATTATTAAATTTCTAATTATAAAAAAAGAAGCTGTTATTACTACTGTTAGTATTATACTAAGTGTTATCATATTTTAATCTTTAAAAAACGAATCTATAACATCAATTGTTGCTTTTGATAGATTCGGATTGTTTTCTACGTTTACTTTTTTAGCTGCTCTTAATGTTTTATCTCCTTTTGAAGCATTTTTAGGTTTAGATTGTTTAGGTACTGAATTTGTATTATTATTCCATATTTCAAATTCAATTTGGGCAGCCATATGGTCTGCTTGATGCATTAATAATGGTAAGTGAGATCTTAATTTAGTTTCTTTCATACCTGACATAAAGTAAAACTTATTACTTTCATCATATAAACCATCATGTATTTTAATTCCAATGTATTCGTTTTGACTTACTTTACATCCTATTTCTTGTAATAAAAATAAAGATCGTTCTGGAATTTTCATTGCAGGAATGTCAGTATTAAATTTATATATTTGACCTAATTTATCAACGTGCCATTGTGAATCATTTGGTTGATAATATTCACCTTCTTGTTGACCCATCTTACCTAAATCATGGAATAAAGCAACAAAATGCATTTCTTCAACAGTATATGTGGATATATCAC